TTTTCGGCGACTTCAGCCAACTGCTGATTGGGCAGTGGGGCGGCCTCGACATCACGGTAGATAACATCACCTTGTCCAAGCAAGGGCAGGTGGAAATCATCATCCAGACCTTCCACGACGTGCTGGCGGCCCAGCCCAAGGCTTTCGCGGCCGTGAAAGACCTGGTAACGAAATAGATGGACTAAAAGCCCGGCCGGCTGCGGCTGGCTGGGCTTGCGGTTTTACCCCTTATTCTCTGCCGAAAATGTCACAAACTGCTGCACAAAAGGCTGCAAAAGCCCAAAAAGAGGTTGAAAAAGACGCGAAACAGGCCGGAAACGAGCAAACTCAGCCAAACCCGACTGAAAATGAGCCGGAAACGCAAAAAATCAAATTTTTGCGCTCGCACCCCCGCTACGGCTACTGGCCTGGCAGCACGGCCGACCTGACAGCGGAGCACGTCACGCTATTGGTGGAAGGCAAGTTTGCTGAACTGGTAACCGACGCTGCACCGGATTCCGAAACCGAAGAATAAGCGGCTATGCTCACGCCCCCGGCGCTTGCCGCCCCGCCACTGACCCTGGCCACCATCAAGGTGCACCTCAAGCTCGACCCCGCCGACACCAGCGAGGACGTGCTGCTGGCTGCCTACCTGCGCGCGGCTATCGGCACGTTTCGGACGCACAGCAAGCGCCGGTGGCCGGAGGCAAACGAGCCGGTGAACGTCGTGATTACTGACCCGACCACCGTGCCCCCTACGGGCGTGGTAACGGGCTACACCGACCCGGCCGTGCTCGATGCCGATGCGCAGGGCGTGGCTGAGGCCTGGCTGCTGCTTACGCTGGGCCACCTCTATGAAAACCGCCAGAGCGTGGCCGTGGGGCTCAACCTGACCGAGCTGCCGCAGGGCTGCAAGTATTTGATGAACATGCTACGGGAGCCGACGATATGAAGCTATTCCTAATTCTATTGCTTGCCAATCTGGCAGCCAGCTTTTTACAAGGCTTTCTGGGTGCCGCTTGGAAATCAGCTACTCCTGGTGTTTTTCCACGCCTAAAGTGGGAGGACAGTAAGCTAATGTGGCGTACTAGCCTCTCTCCTAACGACAATGGCGCTTCATATAAGCAACTGCTGAACCTGCAAACACCCGCCCGCCGCCGCGAACTGCGCCAACAGCACGCCGAATGGGTAGCGCGCATGGACCGTGACTACGGCATGGACTTTTCGCATACGCTATGAACCTCGGCAAGCTCGACCGCCGCCTCACGCTGCAAAAGCCCGCGCCCGCCCCGGCCAACCTCTTCGGCGGGCCGGGCCAGCAGTCCACGTTTACCGACGTGGCGCAGGTGTGGGGTGATGTGGAGCCAGTAGCCGGTGGCGAGGGCGTGCTAGCCGACCAGCTCACGGCCACGGCCCGCCAGAAAATCACCATCCGCTACCGGGCCGATGTGCAGCCCGACTGGCAGCTGGTGCTCGACGGCCGCACCTACCAGATTGCTGATATCCAGCAATTCGGCCGGCGCGCGGGCCTCATTCTAACCGTGTACAGCCGTGGGTAAGAATCTGCGTTTTGAGGGCATTGAGGAGCTTTCGCAGGTGCTCGATGCGCTGGCCGGCGATAAGAAGCTCAGTAATAAAGTGGTGCGCGGCATCCTGAATAAGGCCGCCAAGCCCATTATTCAAAAAGCGCAGGAGCTAGTGCCGAAGGGCGACGGCGACCTGCAAAAGAGTATTGGCACCATTCCCGGCCGGGGCCGCGGCCGTGGGGAGCAGGTGTACATCGGCCCCCGGCGCGGCGGGCGATTCAAGGGCTACGCGGGGCACCTGGTGGAGTACGGCACGGCCCCCCACCTCATCCGCGCCAAGGCAGCCGGCGGCCAGTTGCGCCTGCACGGCAACGTGTTCGCCGAGGAGGTACACCACCCCGGCGCGGCCCCGCACCCCTTCATGCGACCCGCTGCGGACCAAAAGATACCCGAGTCGGTGGACATCATTAAGAGCGAGTGCAAGGCCATCATTCTGGACGAGTTTAAATCAGTTTTTAAGTAGTGGAACCCGGCGTTATCCTCTTCGACCTGCTCAGCCAGGCCGCCCCCGTGACGGCCCTGCTGAATCATGCCAAATTGGGCCTGCGCATTTACCCGGTAATAGCGCCCCAAAAAACGCCCCGGCCTTACCTCACCTATTTCCTGGTGAGCCGGGTACCCGAAGCGGGCAGCTCGGCCATTTGCCGCCTCGGCGACGTGTCCAGGGTGCAACTCAGCTTTTTTGCTGACACCTACCCCGAGCTGGCCGCCCTTACCACGGCCGTGACGGCCGTGCTCGACTACGCCGAACCGCAGCCAGGCGTGTACCTGGAGCCCGACAACCAGCAGGACCACCACGAGAAGGATGCGCTCTGCCTGTATCGCAGCCTCGACTACCGCGTGGAATTACCCTAGTTTCTTCTCTCTCACCTCTTTTCTGCAAAAAACAATGGCACTAGACAAAATTCAAGGCCGCGACATCGGGGTTTCCGTCGAAAAAGATGTCAATGGCACGCCAACCGATACGCTCATTGGCTGCGTTACCGATTCCACTTTCGACGTGGATACCGAAACCGACGAGGCTACCTGCCAGGCCAGCGGGCAATTCAAGGAATTCATCGGCGGCCAAACCGGCTGGACGATGGGCGGCACGCTGAACGTGCGCCAAGCTACGGGGGCCGATGCTGCCACCAACGTGACGGCTGAAAACCTGCTCGACATTCAGCTTGGCCAGAATAACAAGATTAAAATCCGCTACCGCCTGGGCTCGAAAACGGGCAGCGCCTGGTACACGGGCGAAGGCATCATCACCAAGTCCAGCTTCAAGGGCCAGCTAAAAGGCATTGCCACCTACGCGCTCAGCGTGCAGGGCTCGGGTCCGCTGGTGAAGTCGATTGCCCCCTAAGCAATAGTTTTTAAGTGTTTGCTCAAAAACCCGCTCGGCTTCCGGGCGGGCTTTTTGGGCGAAACCCATTCCCTTTTTTCTGCAAACATGAACGTAAACACCACCCCCAACGCCGCCCGCGGCGAGGCTGCCATCACCATCGGCGGCGAAAAGCATACCATCCGTTTCGGCATGAACGTGATGCGTGACGTGACCAAGCTCACGGGCCTGGGCACCACGGAGATTGCCGGCATGCTCCACACCAATTTTGCTGAGGCCTCCACAGCGCTAGTAGCGTGTGCCGTGAAGCGCCTGCCGGGCTATCAAGCCTTTACCCAGGATGAGGCTGGCGACTTGCTCGACGGATTGGCGCCGGACGAAACCGAGTTGCTTGGTGAGGCCATGACGGAGGCTATTACCGTGGGCCCTTTGTTGGCCGCCCTTCTGAAGAAGGTAGCGGCCCAGCAAGCCGAATTGGCCCCGAGCGAGAATGGGACCAACACCTCGAATTCGCTTTCGGTGAGCTAGAGCTGAAGCCAATCGAATTCTGGGGGCTTACGCTCTCGGAGTTCGACCGCATGTGCCGGGGCTACCTGCGCCGCACGGCTGACCAGTGGCGACAAACCCGGCTATTGGCTGTGATACAATTGAATACCAACCGGGCACCGGGCACACTGGCCATTGTGCCGGAAGAGTGGATGCCCCTTTACGGCGACCCGCCACCGGTGCCGCCACTGGATGAGGCCGAGTTTGAGGATATAATGGTCCGGCTGGCTGAATTTGATAAGTTATAAGTTGTTATGTCCGATATTCTTGCCTCCGTCTCCGTCGTATTAGGTGCCGAAATCTCGGCCTTTCGCGCCGCGATGGCTCAGGCCAATCGTGACCTCAAAGGGTTGCGACAGGCAGGCGAAGCGCTAAAGGATATCGGCAGCAGCCTGACCACCTACGTAAGCGCGCCCCTAGCTCTGCTGGGGGCCGCTTCCGTAGCAGCCAGCGGCAAGGTCGAAAGCCTGAGAAAAGGGCTGGAAGCCATCACGCTGCAAGAATTGGGCAAGCAGGGGGTAACGGGCCTGGGCGCGTTGCAGGAAGCCGCGCAGCAGACCACCCAGCGCATGAGCCAGCTTGAGCAGATTGCCAAGCAGCCGGGCCTGGGTTTCGAGGGCGCGGTGCAGGGCGATGTGCGCCTGCGCGCGGTGGGTATCTCGGCTGAGCAGTCGGC